CCATAGTCCACAACATACGATCTGACTCTTGTAACAGAGCCGATGGTGCTATTCCTGTTTCAACAGCGAGGCTGGCGATATACCAATGACTTGATGCATCGCCAAGCCCAATTATTTTGGGTCTATTTCACTTGCTCCAACAGATTCAACTGTTTCAGTCCAAGCATCAAATTCCAAAGCGGTTGATTTGGTGCGAGCCTCAGAAGCCCAAGCCAAGAACAGAAGGTGCGTAATGCGAACTTCTTCCTGGATTCGGCTTACTGAGATGTTGAACTTATCTTCAAACTTTACGAGGTCTGAAGCAGAGCAAGTAATCTCCTTGCTGTTGCCATCAAGAAAAAGGATGCGTAGGTTAATTTTCATTTTTTATCCTTATTGTTAAGTTTTTAGACTTAGGCTGTTGCCCTGGTCACGGCGCCCACTGTTGGAAATGTGACATCAAATGTTGCCAAATCACCGACAGCACCATTAATTGGTGTGTACTGAGATACAAGCACAGTTGCTACATACGATGGGTTTGTTGCGGATACGGTTGCAGAGCTTGAGCGAATAGTTACAGTTGCTTCAGTTCCGATTAGTGGGTAAAGCAAAGCGTCTACTCCACCAACACCGAAATCCTGCTGGAAGTTTAGAGTTACAGAACCGGACTTTAGTCCAGCGGCTACTTCTCGCCACCCAGCCGATCCAAGTGAGGTCTTGTCCACTTCTTCAACAGTGATCTCTAGAGATGCACCTGAAAGTGATGCTGATACATCCGCTGTGCCGATTGACACATAACGGCTAGTTACAACAGTTTTTGCCATTGTGATTTTCCTTTTGTTTAGTCTGCTTGCACAGCGATATCGAATTCAGCGGCAAGATAGGTGTTGTCGCCAATTGTGACTGAGCCGTAGTTTCTCATGCCTGTAACTATTGTATCAAACACGACTCCACCAAGAGTCCTGTCTCCTTCGATAGCTACCCTAATGCTACTGTTTCCAGTTGGAGAGCAGTAAACATCAAGACTGTTTTGAGCGGTGCGCTCTGAAACTCGACCTACAACCAAAGTAACGGTGAAGTTGTAAGTGGAGAGTGCGTTGTTAAAAGCTCGGTGGTAATCCACAGATGAAGGGGCGATAATCGCAAAAGGTGGATTTACATTGTCGGGAATAGTTGCGCCTGAGCGAAGTCCGGTAATTGTTGCGAGCCTGGTTGCTAGGCCTGACCGAATAGAGGTGATGCTTGCCACTATGCGAACTTCACAATCCTGTAAGAGTCCACTAGTTGAGCAACATCTGGGTCTAGTCGTGATGACACGCGCATAAATCCGAGATCTGGCGAGCTTAGGATTCCAAGTGGGGAATCTAGGCGCTTGAAGATTCGGCTTGATTGAATAATGGTTGCTTGCTTAATCGCGGTAGGAATGGCGCTGTATCCCCAAGTCGCTGTGACCTTCACCAAGCCTTCGCCACCCCAAATTGGGAAGGTGTAGTCACCAATGGCTCTAATGGCGTTGTAAGGCACAGGGAGGCCGTCTACGCGCCCATTTAAAGGCTCTAGTTGGTAATCATCTGCTTGCCAAATAACATCATAAGATCCATCGGCAGAAGTATCGGTAGCGACCTCAGTAATTGAAATTGCGTCATCAATATTGGTAAGCCAGTCGGTATCGGCAACGAAGTATCTAGCGGCAGTACCAGCATTGTAAAAAGAGCGAGCGCAATAAGCATCTATAAGGCGAGAGGCAGACTCAATCGCCATCTCCAATAGAGAGTCATCTATTGTGTCCGTAATTCTTAGCGCGGCTTTAGTTTCCGCTAGTGTGCTGTAGCCTTGTGAGATTGCCATAGGACTATTCTACCGCTCAAACCGCAAGCGACTATTTTAGAAGTTTCTTCATAACTGGCAACCAATACTTATCCCAAACAGTATCTACATCGAATTGCTTGGCAAAGTCCATAGCGATTTGGCTACGGCCTCGGTCTGCGTTGTAAGCCAGTTCTAAAGCGTTAACAATAGAAGGAACTAGCGGTGTTGTCCAGATAGCATTTTGACCAGCATCCCAAGTTGGTTGACCTTCGACAAGCCAAGAATCCTCTGCGAGAAGATCGGGAGTAGCGCCCCAGTTTGAACCGATCACGCGAGTTCCACACGCTTGCGCCTCAACTGTCGGTAAACCAAAACCTTCACCCATACCTGGGGCAAGTAAGACATCCATAGCCGAATAAAGAGCTGCTAAATCTTCTTGGCTCATTCCGTACTTGTAATCCACCATTGGCGGGAACATAACAGCCTCTTTAGGAATATTAAAAGCTTGAAGCATATTTATTAGATTCCAACCGCCGGCAGCGCCTAAAGGTTCGGTGTGTAAATACAAAACCGCATCTGGGTGGCGTTGGCGCAAGATAGAGAAGGCAAGCAAGTTCTCTGAAAATGACTTGCGGTGAATTAGACCGCTGGATTTGTTGGCGGCGTTCATTCCTACAACAAACTCATCCGTTAGACCCATAAACTCTCGAACAGGAACACCCTGAATCTTGGCAGTTGGTTTAAAAATCTTTGTGTCAATACCATGAGGAACATACTCGCACTCGATGCCTTTGCGTTCCATAGCTCGAACACCATTTGGCGCCATCGCTATAGGGGTGACATTTTCTTTGCGAAGCCAAGCCTCGACACCAGGGGTTAGGTCTGAATGGTCTACTGGAGTCCAAGAACCGATGTTTATGTTATCCCAAGCCTTGCCCTTTAAAACCCAGACATCATAGAGGGTAATTAGAGTATCGGGCTGGTTTTGATTTTTAGACTTCCAATGAGCGTGGTGCATAGGGGCAACATCATTAGAGTAAGGATCTAGTCCTCTAGGGTAATGAGGTATTTCTCCATAAGGAGTTTTGAAAGTTTTTAGAGAACCCTCTGCACCGTAATTTGATGAAGCGGCTACATCTGCCCCATCTCGCTTTAGCCGGTTTACAAGATACTCGGCTTGCTGGCCATAGCCAGTAGATTCGCCTGGGCTATTACTCCAGACAGTTACAGTTCCCTTTAGTTTGCGCGTAGGTTTTGACATACTCAAACATTAGCAGAAAAGGTAAACCCCTGAGCCTACGCACTCAGGGGTCTACCAGTCTGAAATTACTCAGGGATTAGCTTGCGCCACCCTTGAAGTAACCAATGTGGGTTGCGTGTGTCAATCCACCATCTAGACGCATGGTGCCACGGAAAGTGGTGGTGTCTGAGTTGAATGCATAGTCACTTGATGTAGCAACCTGGATTCCACCTGCCACGCGAACCTTGTATGACGGAAGGTGTCCAAACAGCACGCTCTTGGCGCCTGTAGCAACTGCCGCCACGGCCGGGTTTTCATAAACTGCGTAACCGAGAAGTGTTGCAGCCTGACCAGGAACAGCAGAGTCAGTCCAGATGTAGTTGCCTGCACCATCCTTCATCTTGCGAGCCGCTGCAATACCAGTCTTTGACATTTGGAATCCGAGGCCGTTGAGTACACGAGCACCATCTGCAATGCCATAGACCAAATCAATCAGGTTCTCGTATGAAGCAGCACCGGCCACTCCTGTCGAACCTGTGACTACTGAGCCAGCAGAGTTTGAAACACCATTTGGCTGAACAGTTCCAGTACCAACAGTTAGAAGTGAGTTAGCCTGGAAGCCCAGTGACTGACCCAACTGCTCTGCGATATATGCGTTGATGTCAAAACCAGCGTCAGCGATAAGTTCATTAGAGATAGACACCAATGCGCCGATCTTGAATGCACCTAGAGTTAGGCTGGCAAATGTTGGGTTTGACTCTGAGATAGCTGAACCTGCTGCGGTTGCAGTTGCGGTTGAGTAAGCTGTCACAGTTGGGATAATTAGGTTTTCTCCAGAAGCGGTGTTGATTACTTCTGAGGTGTTTAGCATCGGTCCAATTAGTCTGGCCACGCCGAACACCTGGTCATAGAAACTGACCCCCATTGTGTTGGCCGATGGTACAAGCGCAGCGCGTGATTCGCGGTTGAACTCATGTGAGCGAACTTCACCGCGAGCAATTGCGCGGATTAGATCAGCATCGGTTGATGGAGCAGTTGCAGGTGTGAAAGAAGCAGCAGCCTCAGTTGCCTGAGCAGCGCGCTCTTCTACACGCTTTGCAGTTTCGATTGAAGCGTCACGCTGAGCAATGTCAGCCTCTAGGCGCTCAATCTTGGTTAGTTCTTCAGCTGAAAGTCCGCGAGCCTCGTTCTGAGCAAAGTCAATGACTTCGCGCATCTGAGCAACTAGGTTGTTGCGAACCTCTGCCTGTGACTTGATGAAGTCAGACATAGATTTTTCCTTTGATTGAATGAATTGGATTTCTGCCGAGCAAACTCTGAACAGACTAGAGGCCGAGCAAACTCAGAACCTAGTAGCAATTCTACTAAAGGTATGTAAATGAAAATAAAAGCACAAAACTCCTAGACCGAGAAGCTCAATCTAAGAGTCTTGTAAAGCTAGATGCTCTGTGCCTGAGAACGCTCTGGCGGTTTCATCTAACTCCCACTATGAACCATCAAGGGCCGAGGAAACCCCAGCAAGTTAGTGGCAACTGCTGGCCTATTCCAGTATAGCGAAACCCCCGACTGGAAAGGGGGTCAGTCGGGGGTCTTATCTCGCTCGAAATTTATTAGCGAGTTTCCTTTACATCAGCTACGCGGGTTTCGGTAGCCTGTGTAAAACTCTTAGCTTCTTTGGTAGGAGTGTCTAGCAAGTCTAGCAGTTCCTTAATTGCGCCGGTGGTCGGATCACCAGATACTTCTTTTACTACCTTGATTGCTACAGCAATTTCATCTTTAGTTGGCATTAGATTCCCATCATTAGTAGAGCCAGTTTTTTCTGCTTGAGGGCAAGGATGTCACCCTCTACTTCTTGAACTTCTGGAGTCTTGGTTAGTTTGCCAATCACCTCAGTTATTAGAGCGCCTTGCTCTGCTTCAAGTTCTTCCCCTGCTTCAATCTTTAGCAAAGCATCTGCTAGGGCATCGGCTGAGATTCCGTCTGTCGAGCGAACCGAAACAGTTCCAGCGGTTGCCTCATATGCCGGTGTCGAGACAAGGCTCACTTCATATAAGGAAACATCTTCAAGGTAGCGGGTCTGTCCGTCTTTTGACCAAGAGTCGCGCTTTACTGAAAATCCAAAACTCATACTGTCAATCACACCATCGCGGATGAGAACTGAAAGATCGCGCCCTAAATTGGTGTCTGGCAAAGTCGCTGTAACTTTTAGGCCTCGAGCATCTTCGGCTAACTGAAGAGATCCGTTGCGAGTTGAAGCTAGAGGGTTTGAAGTGTCGTGATTCCATAGCAACATCATTCGGTTACGAGATTGTAGGCTTCGCTTGAAAGCGCCTGGCTTTACATACTCGGTGAATGGTAATGGCAAAGAGGGTTGGTCAAATAGGGCTGCGTAGCCTGTGAAAGAGCGGCCATCGCCTTCGGCTCGAAGTTCGATTTGGTTTGTGCGGACTTCATTCTTACCAATGGCTCGAGATTCCTCTGTGCCTTCTAGTTTGGCTTTAATAGCGTAAGCAACCTTTAGCCATTTGGCTCGAGATTCATCCATTACTTCGTCAGTCATACGGCTACTTTCTTCTTCTGCTCTAATTCTAGCAACAACAGATTCCGCATAGTCTAGAGTTCTTTGCGCTGCTCGCTTTGATGGGCCTGAACCCCAAAGAAGATGTGCGACAACTCCGGCACTTGGATAGTTATCTGAGGCTGGGTCGGCATCTGGTGAATCTAAATCTGGAAGGTGGCGAGCAATCCAAGCGGCAATACGAATCCACTTATCATCGCTTACTCGGCCTTCTGCCATATCTCTAGCTTCTCGGATAGTGCGCTCAACTAAACCATCTCCACCTAGACCATCGCTGTAATACTCTAGGCCTCGGCGGGCTGCTGCCCTCATATAAGCAGGTGCTTCTTGGTTAATTGCTCGATCTTCTTCTAGGTCTGGCTGGCTAGGTTCATCCATAGACTCGCTAGGTTGTTCCATAGGTTCAACTTCTTCGGCTACCATTTCTGGTCGTTGAATCCGCTCTAACTTGAAATTGTTTAGAATCATCATTTTGTCAGTCGAGTGGAAGATACCCTCTTCATACTCGTAAAGGCGGATAACCGCATACTCGCCTTGAACCATAACAATCTCGGCAAGAATCTTCGGATCTAG